AACGCAAAAAGAGGTTGCGCAATGCAATCAGGCCGCCGCAATGCGCTGGCAATTGGCCCGAGCTTCTGGCGTTGTTAATCAGCGCAGGGACAAGGGCAGGTCTGACGCTGACTTGGACTTGCTGGGCGTAAAGGCAGAGCTTGCCGTGTCGAAGGTGTTTGATCTCGACCACATCCACGCCATAGGCGTAGATGATGGTCGAGACGTATGGCTAGATAATATTTCTGTAGATGTGAAAGCCACGTTTTACACCACCGGGCGGCTTTTGTTTAAGACGCGCGAGGCATTCAAGGCTGATTGCTCTATTCTGGTGTGCCAGCAAGCGCCTGACCGGATGCACGTTGTGGGCTACATACCCCGCACGCACTTTTTGGATCAGGCTTATGAGATTGACCTTGGCCACGGCAAAGGTTGGGCAATGGATCAGGAAAATCTATTGCCGCTTGAAAAACTATGGGCGACTGCCCGCAGCATTAAATTGAAGGAAGCAAAATGAACAAGATCATCATAACAAACGCGCACGCTCATGGCTTTGCATTTGCCTGCGATACCGAAACACAAGGGCAGGTTTTTATCCCGGTTCACATTGCCGAAGGCTTTGACCTTGCGCCGGGCGATGAAATAAACGCTGTGCTTGTGCCTAACTATCAAGACAAGTCAGACAAAGGCACGCCGTGGCAGGCTGTGAAGTTGCAGCGCGATACTGAAGTTTGCGAAAAAGCAATCATAGATAATTCGCAAACATTAAATAATGAAGCGCTTGATGCTGAAATGCTCACATACATTCTTGCAGGCGGGTATCACACAACGGCAGAGCTTGCGGATTATTTTGAGCTTGACCACAAGACCGCAGGCAACGCTGCGCAGCGCCTCTTTAACTCCGGCAAGATTGCCAAGGCAGACGTGTTTAATCGTGTGGGCCAGCAACGCCCGACAATGATCCTATGGGCGGCAAGCGCCAAAACATTTATTGAGGTGGTGTGATGAGTATATTTCTGAACCCAAAGCAGATTGGGATTGGTCCGGGCAACTGCGAACATGAAACTATTAGTATAAACGGAACCCACTCAAGCCAAGGCGTAACATTCCATGACGATGCTAACGATTTCGCGTACAAAAGCAGGTTCACAATATATAGGGGTGAGGCTCCTATTATCTGGCTTGATGGGAAGGTGGCAAATAATCTGATTTGGTCAATAATTGATGGGTCATCTGACACACATTTAAAGGCTCTTCGTGACGGAATTGTAGAGGAGCTTGAAAGAAGGGCCAGACGGACACGGACAAAGCCCGGACATGTCCAGCCTGTCCGTTAAGGGGGTAACAACTTCACGAAGTCATTACCCCCTTAACAATAGAACTTCTAAAAAAATAAAAGAAGTTCCCCCAGAATTAGGTATTGCATATGCAAAACATATATGCGAACAATGAGGAAACGGAGGAAAACATGACAATCATCAAATCGGAAGACATGTCGAACGAAGAATATCACGCTCATCATGCGTTTGGTTCGACTGCAATTAAGACCGCAGCAAACAAAAGCATTGCACACTTGTTCGGCTCTGAGCGCAAGGAAAGCCCGGCATTCGCATTGGGCAGCGCTGTTCACGCTTACTTGCTTGAGCCAGAGAAAGACCTTGTTGTGCGCGGGCCTGAGACACGGCGCGGCAAGGCATGGTCTGACTTGAAAGATGAGTGCGATGCTGCTGGCAAGATATTGCTCACCGAGGCTGATTATGATCTGGCAAACAGAATGGCAGAGGCCTGCCTGCAAAATCGTATGGCAAATCATTTGCTCACAAATCCTGACATGTTGGCCGAGGCTTCATTCTTTGCCACTGAGCCAGACATTGACATTGACCTAAAGACGCGCCCAGATGGCCTCCTGCGCAACGCAGGCATTGTACTGGACGTCAAAACGACCCAAGACGCATCACCCAGAGGCTTTGAACGCTCTGTGCGTCAGTTCGGATACGATTTGCAGGCTGCATTTTATATGCACGTCTTGAAGCTGAACGGCATTCGTGTGGAGAACTTTATCTTCATCTGCATTGAGAAGGACGCGCCGCACGTCACAGCGTGCCATGAGCTTTCTGAGATGTATTTGCGCCACGCTCACAACCGTATGCTTTCTGCATTGGTTGACATAAAGCAGGCGATTGAGACTGAGGAATATGTCACGAATTGGCCTGACTTGAACACGATCCACTTGCCAGCATGGATGGACAGTGAAGAAGCGTTTTAACCTATCCCAGTGCAGGGGTGCTGCACAACATTGAGAGGAGTTGCAAAATGCAACACATGATTACAGAAGTCGTCGCACGTTACCCGCGTCTAAATTCCACTTACAAGTTCGATACTTACGAGAACAAGTCAGTGAAATGCGATGCGTTTGATGACGGCGCAGCATACGAAATGAGCTTCGTAATGTCCGATGAGAAGGCAAAGGAGCTTCATCGTATCTGTATGGAGGCATATTCTAACGCTGCGGCGTTGGACACGAAGCGCAAATGGCCAGAGAAGCCAGCAATGCTTCCATACAAACGCAATGACGATGGCGAAGTCGTCGGCAAGTGCAAGCTGAAAGGTGCTTACGGTGGTGACAAAACACAGCCACCAAAGCAAGTTGATGCTCAGCGCAATAAACTGCCGGATGACTTTATGCTGACCAGCGGAAGCAAGGTCAACGTGGCCGTTGTTGTTGTGCCATACAATACAGGCAGCCTGAATGGCGTGTCGCTTAGGCTGCGTGCTGTGCAGGTCTTGGAGCTTGCAGAGATGCAAGGCTCAGATGATCCGTTCACTTCGGTCTCTGGCGGCTTTACGTCCAGCGTGACGGCAAAGCCAGTTGCAGCTGCGGATGATCCATTTGCAGTGCCTGTATCTACACCATCGCCAGCAGCACATGCTGGTCTTGACGACGAAATCCCGTTTTAAATCAACAGTAAAAAGGAAACTACAATGGAAATTACTATCGTTCAAGGATTGCCTGTCCCGAGAGCCAAAAATGGTCAGGGAGGCTCTGGATCAAAATATGATGCAGTATTGGAACAAGTAAGCGTTGGCGATTGCGTCCAGTTCGGGGCAAGTAGCCATCAAAAGTACTTCTACAAACTCCTGAAATTGCGCGGGCGTAAGGGGGCGACGAGGAAGCATGATGGCATGTACTGCGTTTGGATCACATCATGAGTGAAATGTTTTATGCAACTCCAAATCAGATGTATAGGATCAACAAGCTCACACACCTACTGAGTGGAGCTAGTGGGTCGCCATCTGCGTCACTACCCATATCAAAGTCGGATGCAGACGCTCTGATAAAAGATATGATTAAGGCAGAGAAGTTGCTGAGCAAATCAGATACCGAAGAGCCTAAAAAGGTAAAAAGGTTGAAGAGGGCGAAGCCAAATAGAGATGAAGAAATAAAAGTTATAAAAATCTCTATTTAAAAAAAAGTGTGGCCCGACACTTACATGCCGGGCCACACAATATCACAAGAAACCCACCACAATGAAAAGGCGATAAGCAAATGTTATCCGATCAGAACAGAGAAAGCAAGTTTCCAGCCGCTCGCTGGTCGGAGTTTGGCAACACGATCATTCGCAGTCTTGAGTTGAAAAAGACTGCGCAGGGCGAGTATCATGGCCCATGCCCATCCTGCGCTGGCACGGATCGGTTCTGGATTAAAGAGTTTCAAGGCGAGGTCATGGTTCATTGCCGCAAGTGCAATGACTATAAGGCCATCAAGGACAGGCTGCGCGATATGTCTCTCTGGCCCCAGCCGGGGCATACGCCGACATTGGAGGTAACGAGAGTTGATATTGAATGGCCGGAGCGTGACCCCATGAGCAGTCACCCATACCTTGAGAAGAAAAAGATTAAACTGCATAACGCCAAGATTGACGGCGATACGCTGACCATACCAATCATTGACGTGAAGGGCAGGCGCGTTGGCGCGCAGTTCATTGATGCTGACGGCAAGAAAAAGTTTTCCTACCAGCTTCCCGTGATTGGCAACTTTAGCGTGATTGGCGGACCCATTCGTGAGTTTGCATATGTTGCAGAGGGCTGGGCAACAGCCGCGACTGTGCATGAGGCCACGGGTAAGCCATGCGTGTTTGCTCTAAATGCAGGGAACATTTTGGCTGTGATAGACAACCTGCAACAAGCCAAGCCAGATGCCGAGCTTGTGATTGCTGGCGACAACGATGATGCCGGGCGCAAGGAATGCGAGCGCGCATTCTCTGAGCTGGGCGTTGAATACATCCTGCCCGACATGGAGGGCTGGGATTATTCTGACGTGTGGGTGAACCAAGGCCCGGCAGCGGCGAAGAAAGCATTGACCGTGCAGAGCGTCATGGA